TTATCCGTCTAGCAAGACTTGTTCAAACTGCGGAAGCATACGAGATATCGAGTTATCCGAACGAGTTTATAATTGTTGCAGCTGTGGATCTGTAATAGATCGCGATTTAAATGCAGCAATTAATATCGATAGGGCAGGAACTGCCCAATTTAATGCCTGTGGAGATCCCAAGGTTGATATATCAATTATGGTAGGTCAATTACTTGGGATCAATGAAGCAGGAAGCCACGTCCTTTAGGGCGGGGTAGTTCACGCCATTAAACATGTATATTATTATGCATAAATAATAGTATGTCATTTACACCTAATAATCAACTACAATCAGACCCAACTTTATGGCTTAGAAACTCACAGACTGCCAGCCGTTTGTTTGTTAATGACCAATTTAGATTATCTCCAAAACAGAAATTCTCGTTTCATGTTTCATTTGGAATAAATCCATCAGCATTGAAGAATATTGATTTAGTTCAACGTCATCGGAATGAAATTAATATGTTAGTAAAAAGTGTTGATTTACCTAAATTTACTATTAATACAGAAACATTAAATCAATATAATAGAAAAAAAGTAGTACAATATCAACATAAATTTGAAAACATAAACATAGTATTTCATGATGATAATATGGGAATTATCAATCAGTTATGGCAAAATTACTATAGTTATTACTATGCTGATCCTGTTTCCGCTGGTAATAATGCATTTAATAGAAATGCTACCAGAAGTTCAAATTTCATAAATGGTAATTATGGTTTAGATAATGGTAGCACTAGTCCATTTTTCACTTATATAAAAATATATCAAATGGCAAGACATGAATATGTTAGTTGTACATTAATAAATCCAATGATTGTTAGTTGGCAATCTGCATCTGCATTGGCATATAACGGCGATGAATTATCTGAATTTTCAATGTCATTGGCATATGAAGCTGTATCATATGATTCAGGGATTGTATCACCGGAGACTGTTGAAGGATTTGGGGGAGAACATTATGATACTACACCATCACCATTAAGTAAATTAACTGCGCCTGTATATGAATCAAATATATCAACAACTGCAAGCCCGTCATTTGTTAATTCAACTGGGATAAGTAATAATACTAATGAGATAGCCAATACAACAACATTACAAATTAATACTTATCAAAACACACAATTATTAAATAAAACAGCTGCTGGAAATTCAATAGCTAATATAATATCTGGGATTACACAAGGTGTTAGTGGATTACAAGGAATTGCATTCCCAGTACCATCACCAGCATCGACAAGTATTGAAGCCACCCCAGTTAAATTTAGGTAACTAACATGGAAATAAATTTACCAACCATACCAAATACAGATAGTTCAACTGAAGTAAAACAATTTTTTGATAAATTTTTTGTTAATCAAATTAGTTTTCCAAGTAATCAAATCGATGCAGTAGTTGGATTCTTTTTACGGCATGATTTTGATTTAGAAAGTGCAAGATCTACTGCCATAGTACTTTTAAATCAGGCAAGAATTGATAACGTAAATGTTTTTGAATTAATTGATACATTGAAACATTTGACAGATGTTCAGCTTAGTCAAGTTGTTGCACAAGTATTAAATGCATATAGAGAAAAAATAAGCTTACTTGGGTATAGAATAGCACCAGTTGTTGATACATATGAAACAAGGAATATATTAATATGATTATGATAAATAAGGATGTAGTTCGCGGAAGTGGAATTCCCAACTACTTTAATACTTTCAAGGAGTATCAACATGAATATTTATCAATCAACTAAAGTTGCACCATATGTTTATATGTGCGTTCATAAAATAACAAACGAATTTTATATCGGATATCGTGAAAAAAATATTAAATTAGGAATAACCTCTGATATTGATTTACCAAAATATAGAACTTCGTCTAAAAAAGTAAAACCTCGATTTGAAGAATTTACATGGAAAATTCTCGCAGAATTTCAAACTGGTAATGATGCATATGATTTTGAGCAAGAATTAATATGCGAACATTGGGATAACCCATTGTTATTAAATGGAGCTAGAAATCAACGAGGGAATAAAAGATTTAAAAAGAATGCAGTAACGGAAGAAACACGGCTTAAAATAAGTGCTGCAAATACCGGACGAACAATGAGTATTGAAACACGAAATAAACTCTCAATCGCATTGAAAGGGCGGCCAAAGTCCACCGAGACAAAACAACGAATGTGCCAACCAAAATCGCCTGAGCATGCAGCTAAGAATCGAACCGCATTTCTTGGAGCAAAACATTCGGTAGAAACGAAGCAACACATGAGTAATATTAAACAAACGAGAAGTGATGTAAAAAAACAGATTACCTTTGAAAAAATGTCAGCTGATAGGAAAGGTAAAGTAGCAGCATACGATTTGATATTAAAAGTTGTTATAAGAATAGATAAAAAAGAATTTGATAAATTGAAAAATATTAGATATGTTGGTATGAAATCCAAAAAAGCAATGGAAGAAAGACATGGCTCATAATTTTGCTAAAGGTAAATTTACGATGAAAAACCCACAGAAATATATTGGTCTTAAAGTACCATATTATCGTAGCTCATGGGAATTGAATTTTTGTATGTTTTGTGATACTAGTCCTAGTATCCAAAAATGGGCGAGTGAAGCTATTAGCATTCCATATAAAGATCCGTTAACAAATAGAAATACGATATATGTTCCAGATTTTTTCATCCAATACCTTGATAAAAATAATAAATTAAATGTAGAATTAATAGAAATTAAACCATCTAAACAACAATTACTTGAGAAAGTTGGTAAAAGTGTGCATAATCAAAAACAATACATAAAGAACCAAGCAAAATGGCAAGCAGCACAATCATGGTGCAAACAGCAAGGAATTAGATTTAGGGTATTAAATGAAAATGATTTGTTCCACAACGGAAAAGCTAAGTAATACAAAGGAACAAAAATGTCTCGAAAATTAGAAGAAATATTAAATTTACCGTCTAGTAAAGAAATTACTAAACAGGAAGAAAAGAAAAAACCAATTAAAACAGCACCTAGAAACTTTAGAAGTATGGATGAGTTTGATAAAATTTCATCAGCACTACCAAAAGTTACTGGGCTTGGAGATGTTAGTGATGAAGAATTTGATTCATTAGCACAACGAGCTACTGATGCATATGATGACCTAATGGATTTAGGTATGAATGTTGAAGCACGATATTCTGCTAGGATTTTTGAAGTTGCTGGCGGAATGCTTAAAAACGCAATTGATGCCAAATCAGCGAAAATTGATAAAAAGTTAAAAATGATCGAACTCCAACTTAAAAAACAAAAATTGGATAATGATGTTGGCACAGAGGATAAGGGTATTAGTATTCAAGGTGAAGGTTTCATGGTGACTGATAGAAATAGTCTAATTGAAAAATTAAAGAATATGAAATAAATACACTATTAGGATTACAAATATGAAATCATTTAAAGAATATTTAATAGAAAACAAACAAACATACGAGTTCAAAATAAAACTCGTTGGTTCACATGATAATGAGTGTGCTGAAAAAATAAAAACAGCACTAGAAAGATTTAAAGTAGAATCAATTTCAGAAGGAAAAAGCACACCGATTCAAGAATCACAAGTAGATTTTCCTTTACATCAAAATGTTGGGGTTACCATTTTTGATGCGGTATTATCATATCCGGCTACTAGTATTCAAGTTCATACATTGGTAGCAGAAGCATTAAGATTACCGCAAGATTGTATAAAAATTCGTTCATTAAAAGAAGACCAAGAAGATGAATTAAATCATCAACATGATGAAAAATCTGGTAAAGCTTTATTAGGTACTGATTATGAAAAAGAAAATAATCAAGATATCGTTGGTGAAAGACATGTTATGAGTTTATTAAAAGAACTTGGAAAAACTAAACACCAAGGTGAGCAATATAAAGGTGTTAATGACTCTATCTTAGCTAAAAAATCACCAACAGAAAAATCTATAAAAGCAAATAACACTATTGGTACAAACAGTGCAATTGGCTCTAAAAAAATTGATAAACCTACCATTTCAGATATAGGAAAATAATAATGAATTTTACAGAATTGTATAAAAAACTTGCTGATATAGATAACAATGTATCTGAATCAGTAATTAGTGAATGTGGATGTGATATGGAAGGCCAATCACCAATGCCAGAAAAACAACACGATAGTGTTAATATGAATATTAATATCACTGGTCAAGGCTCTGGTGGGATACGAGATTTAATGGATATTCTTAGAAATATTGATACCCCGAAAGATTCCGATCACGGAGAGCCATCAACACCACATCTTGAACCAATTAGAATCGATCATGAGCCAACACCTGAACATGAGCCAATTCAAATACATCAAGAACCTGGTGGGGATGATATGATTATGTTTGGTTCACCTGAAATAGACATGCCATTTGGTGATAATGAGATTTCATCAGGTGACGATGAAGAAATTGATGACAGTTACGCTAATTCAGCCCCTAATGGTTCAGATCCAGAAACATTTGCATTGTCTTCTATTATTGCACTTGGTACTGATTTAAATAAATCAAAAACCCAAGTAAAAAAAGAATATCCAGGTGATAATCCATTGGCAGTAAATGAATCATTACTTAATAATTTACATAAATTGTATCAAGAAGTAAAAAGTCGTTAAGATTTAATACAAAAATAAAAGAAAACGGGTGTATGCCCGTTTTTTTATGTAAATAAGATTATGGCTAGAAACGTAGATAATGCTCTAACAAAACGAGCACACATAAAACAACAATGGACTGAAACACAGATTTCAGATATGCTTGCGTGTATGGATCCTATTAATGGATATATTCACTTTGCAAAAAACTTTTTTCATATACAACACCCTGTAAAAGGTAAGTTATTATTTGAACCATATCAATATCAACTTGGATTATTGGATAGTTATCATAACAATCGATTTAATATCAATATGTTGCCTAGACAGTCTGGTAAAGCATTAAGTTTAGATACTCCTATTCCAACCCCCACTGGCTGGACAACAATGGGTGATATTAAAGTTGGTGATATTATTATGGGCCCTGATGGAAAGGGAACGGTTGTTTCCTTTGCGACTGAAATAATGAATAATCATACTTGTTATCAAGTTGAATTTGATAATGGTGAAATCATTATAGCGGATGCTGAACATTTATGGGAGGTTGAAACTTCAAATTGGAATACAGGACCAAAAATTTTAACCACTGAACAAATAAAAGAATATAAAGAAACACATTCTTCTGACCAGGGGTTTTATATAAACATATCAAAACCATCTGAATATATCCATCAAGAGCTACCAATACCACCTTATATTCTAGGACTGTGGCTTGGTGATGGTTATTCAGGTGATGGGAGATATGTTCAAAGCAATAATGATAATATAGAAATAATAGAACATATTAGACAAGATGGGTTTGAAGTATCAAACCCATCTTATAATACAGATAATAGCGAACGAAGAAATATTATAGGGATAAGAACTAAATTAAATAACTTAGGGTTATTAAACAATAAACATATACCTGAACAATATTTAAGATCATCTATTGAACAACGACTGGAATTATTACGTGGATTAATGGATACCGATGGTAGTTGCAATAAAAAGGGTAATTGTGAGTTTTATCAAAAAAAATATAATATAATATCTCAAGTTAGAGAAATTTTGTCATCTTTGGGCATCAAATCTAGATGTTCTGTTAAAATAATAAATGGTGTTGATTATTACACTATTAAATTTTCAACTATATCTTTTGATGTATTCAAGTTATCAAGAAAAATAGAAAGACAAAAGTTATGTAAAGGTCATCCAAAAAATACTAGGTTATATATAAAATCAATAGTTAAAACAACGTCAGTTCCAGTAAGATGTATTCAAGTTGACAATGATAGTCATATGTTTCTATGTGGTAAAACGATGATACCAACACATAATACTACATGTGCGTCTGCATATTTATTATGGTATGCCATGTTCCATCCGGATCAGACAATTCTTGTAGCAGCACATAAATTTACTGGTGCCCAAGAGATTATGCAACGTATTAGATATGGATATGAATTATGCCCAGATTTCTTACGTGCAGGTGTAGTAAGTTATAATAAAGGTAGTATGGAATTCGACAATGGATCTCGTATTATAAGTCAAACTACTACTGGTACTACTGGTCGTGGTCTTTCAATATCATTATTATATTGTCTAGATGGTGATACTTCAATTGTGAAAATTCGTAATAAACATACGTTAGTAGAAGAAGATATTTCATTAAAAGATTTATATATAAGATTGTTAAATCCACAAAATGTTATTACTTAAATTTAAGCAACGAGATTGCATTCGTATAAATAATAATATGAAAACAAAATTAGAACAATTTATTAATAGGAATAAAAAACGCAATGCTCATTTATATGATGATAACTTGATTAATGGTCAAGATTACATACTATGTCCAGTAAGTAAAGAAAGATTGTCAATGATAAAATCATCATATATTATTAGAGTATTAGGAATGACAGTTGAAGAATATGATTTGTTATATCCTGGTATTAGAGGAGTATCATTAGCTCGTAAAAATAATATAAAAACTGGATTGAAACAAATCGATAATAATTCTGGGTTGACAAAGTATGAATTATCACAAGTAAAAGCTCGTGAAAAATTAAGTAAAATTGATGACAATGGAATATCAGGATATAAAAAGAAAGGGCAAAAAACAAGACAAACCCATATGAATAACATAGATGAGTATGGTAGAAATGGATATCGTAGACAAGCTTATGCAAGATTAACAACGATATTACCTAATGGGCTTACTGTAGAACAAAATGCTCATATAAAACAAAAAGAAACTTTACTTAAAACGAATACTACAGGAACAGGCGGCGCAAGTAAAATATCAAAAAAAATTTTAGCTCCTCTTTTAGAATTATTAAAAGATAATAATATAAAATTTTATTTTGATAAAGAAGAGTATGGTATTAAAGATACTGATTCTGGAAATTTTTATTTTTGGGATCTTACTATACCAGAATTTAAAATAACTATTGAATACCAATCTTTAGCATGGCACGCAGACCCAACTATATCCGATGAACAATGGGATTCTTGGAAACCACCCAGAGGTAAAATAAAAACAGCATCAGAAGTGCTAGAATATGATTATAATAAGGCCAGATCATTATATAAACATAGGGGATTTGTAACTTATTATGTATGGGAAAGGACTCATACACAAGACATAAAGGATATAACATGTTTGTTGAAAACACTGACTATGAAATACTGACACCTGATGGATGGAGAGCATTTCGTGGATTAACTGAAACTGAAAATAAAATTACGTATAAAATAACACTCGTAAATGGGTCAATTATAAATGCAACTGCTGGTCATCATTTTTTCAGAAATAACATTAAAATTAAACTAGATAAATTACGGGTAGGTGATGATATTGATACTATATATGGAAATATGCAAATAATATCAATAGAACAAAATTGCGAATCTACTGTATATGATATTATTGAAGTAGAACAAGATAAACATCAATTTATTGTAAATGATTGTTTTATAACAAAAAATTGCGACGAATTCGCATTTGTCCAACCTAATATTGCCAATGAATTCTGGACTTCTATATCTCCTACTCTTGCCACTGGTGGACGGGCTATTATTACATCTACCCCAAACTCTGACGAAGATCAATTTGCTATTATTTGGAAAGAAAGTAAAGATGTGTTTGATGAATATGGTAATGAAAGAACTGATGGTATTGGTAGAAATGGATTTTATGGATATAAATCAGAATGGTGGGATCATCCAGACCGTGATGAAGAATGGAAAAAGGTTGAGATTGGTCGCATAGGTGAAGAACGATTTAGACGAGAATATAATTGTGTGGAACACAATACTATTATAACATTAATGGATGAAAATGGCAAGGTATTTGATATAACAATTGGAGATTTTTTTGATAGTCAAACGTTTAATGATAAATAATTGCACAACAACAATTTAATGGAGAATGCTTATGTGTGCAACAACTTATATCATATCAAAAATAGACCAACACAAATATTGCAAAACTAACGGACATTTTACCAGACATTTAAAAACACACAACTTGACATATAGTGAGTATTATGAAACATATATTACTGGATTTACACCATTATGTGAATGTAGAAAACCATTGACATTTTATCAAGCTTCGGAAAGCTATGCTAATAGTTGTGGAAATCCAAAATGTGTTGGTAATTCAGTTAGTAGTACAAAACAATCATGGAGTGATGAACAGAGAAATGCTGATTCTGATGCAAAAAAAGAAGCAGCTAATAATAGAACACCTGAGCAGATTGCTGAACAAGTAGCTAAAACAAAGGAAACGTTTAAGAAAAAATATGGGGTTGAATGGGTCACCGCTAGTGAATCATATAAAGAGAAATCTAAACAAACAAAAATTGAACGATATGGTGATGAATTTTGGAGTAATTCTAAAAAAGCATCAAAGACACGAATAAAAAAATCCGTTGAAGAAAAGAATATAATTGCAGACAAGAGACGGAAGACAAATAAAGCACGGTATGGGGTTGAAAATCTTCTACTTTTACCTGGAAACACTAGAAAAAGTAATAAAGGGAATGCCTCTATTAAAAATTTTACTATGCCTAGTGGTAAAATAATAGGTGTTAGAGGATATGAACCACAGGCATTGAATATATTGTTTGAACAGCAATATGATGAACAAGGGTTAATTTTACATGATAATTATTCTCTACCAATAGAACTGCCAATTTTTGAATATGTTAATATAAATCAACACAAAATGAAATATTACCCAGACATTTATATTCCTGCTGAAAATAGAATAATTGAAATTAAGAGTCAATGGTGGTGGGATGGAAATGGTGCTGAAAAATATAAATCTAGATTAACGAATAATTTAAGAAAACGTCAAGCTGTGATTGATAACGGTTATAATTATGAAGTTTGGATCTTCACAAATAAACAAGAATATAAGGTATTAAAAGATGGAACGGATTTTCAAACCGAATAAAGATAGTTATAAGGTGTTAACTCCTACTGGATTTCAACCATTTGCTGGTATTAGTTTAATGGGTATAGAAAACATATATAGAGTACAGTTCGATAATAATGCTTGGATAGAATGCACTGCTGGACATAAATTATATATCAATGAAAATGAGTATAAAACTGTTAACGATTTGATGATAGGTGATACAGTTGTATGTAGTAATGGTGATGTAAAAATAATATCAAAAGAAGATGTTGGTAGAACTGAACCGGTCTATGATTTGATTGAGGTGGAAGGCGGACATCGATATTATGCAAATACCATTTTATCATCGAACTGCGAATTCTTAGTTTATGATGAAACACTTGTCAATAGTATTAAATTATCAGAACTTTTAGGACGAGAACCATTATTCAAGATGGGACAAGTGCGATGGTGGAAAAAACCAACTGCTGGACATTTATATTTGGTTGCATTAGATCCAAGTTTGGGAACTGGTGGTGATTATGGTGGTGTTCAGGTATTTGAATTACCAAGTTTTACCCAAGTAGCTGAATGGCAACATAATTTAACACCAATACATGGACAATGTAAAATATTAAGGGATGTATTGAGATACATACAAGATGAAATTGGTATGGAAAATACTAATAGCATTTATTGGTCAGTTGAAAACAATACGGTAGGTGATAGTGCATTGGTTACTATTGAAAACCTGGGTGAAGAAACATTCCCAGGATTGTTTTTAAGTGAACCGTTAAGAAAAGGACATGTGAAAAAATTCAGAAAAGGATTTAATACTACATTTGGTAATAAAATATCATCATGTGCTAGATTAAAATTTTTAATTGAAGAAGACAAAATGCTGATCAATAGTAGAGCATTAATAAGTGAACTCAAGGCATTCATTGCATTTGGTGTAAGTTTTAAAGCAAAACAAGGACAGCATGATGATTTAGTATCAGCGGTTCTACTTATAGTAAGAATGAGCGTAGTTTTAGCTGAATGGGATCCTAATGTATTTGATACATTAAGCATCGAATCAATGCACGAGGACTGGGAAGCACCTCTACCTATATTTGTTTCCTCTAATTTTTAATAAATATATCATGGACAATAATTTAGACAAAGTTGCAAAAGACCTATATGGTAAGATACAAACAAGATTCCCAAACATTAAAATTGGTGATGAGAACGCACAAGTATTAAGTAAAAAAAGTGACATCCCAAAGGCACGATTTTTTGAATTCGAATACGAAGAACATGAGCAACCGCTTGGAACTATTGCGATTTCATTAGACGAAGATGATGGAGTTGTTATTCTAGTAAGTGGTGATTTATCGGAAGATACTTCATCTCAGTATCATGATGCCTACAAATTCATACGATCATTTAGAAAATTTGCTAAAAATCGTTTGCTTAATTTTGATGTACAAAATATTGGCAAAAGCAATTTGGATAAAAGAGATTATATGTTTCAAGCAAAACCAAAAGAAATATCAAAGGAAACGCCAATGATGGAAAGTAAAATGTTTGGTACTAACAGAATTAGTTACCAGGACTTGGGAGAAGCACGATTAGTTGTCAAACATAATCAACCTATAAATCCAGAAATTTCTGGTGCAAGATCTATGCATATTGGACACATTTATGTTGAAAATGCAGATGGGGAAAGATTTAAATATCCATTAAAACATTTAAATGGTGCACGTGCATTAGCAGAACATATTAAACATGGTGGTAATCCATATGATTCTATTGGGAAACATATTATTGGGTTGAGTGAAGAGTTAGCTCAACTACGTAAGTTTAAAAATTATGTTGGTCGTCAAATTCAAATTTCAGAAGCAATGGGTAATGTTACCGACAAAGTATTAGAACGTATTGAAGAAGTTAAAAAACAAATTACACAGTTGCAGCGTAGTTCTTATTATGAAAGTTTTGTTGAATCATTTCAAGAGAAAGTAGATCAAATGATTCCAGAAGATATTATGAATGATTGGGTGGATAGATTAACTGTACGTACTTTCAATGAAGAAATGAAATCAGTATTCCCATACTTGTATAATATAGTTGAAACTAATGAACTACCAATTCGTGAACTTAATCCAGATGATTTATTAGATGAAGCATTTGGTAAAAAAGGATTAGAAAAACAATTAAAAAAATCAGGATTCGGCGATACTGAATACTGGGAAAAAGGTAAAAAAGAAAAAGAAGAACGCCATTCAAAAGCAAATGCTGAAATGGATCAACGTTCAGCTGACTGGAAAAAAAGATTTGGTGAATCAATTAGCCCAGAAACAAAAATAGAAGCAATCTTAGAAAATATTGTTGAATCTAAATTTCAAAAAGATAATCTTAAATTAGAAAGACTTAATGATTTATTATCAACTAAACTAACTGGTGGTGAAAGTGGTGCAATGGCATTGCACGGAATCATAGATAATGATGAGATTTTAGATATTGTAAGAAATATAGAATTTGATGATAAAGAGTCAGAAGATAAGGCTATAAGAAATTTAATTCAAGATTATATGTTTGAGTATCATATTGATACTATTTCTTCACTACCAAATTTATTCATTGATAATCCAGAAGATATTGGTGGAGAAGAAGTTCCTCCACAAGAACCTGCTCCAGCACCTGCACCTGCACCTGAAATGGCTGCTCCAGCACCTGCACCTGCACCTGAAATGGCTGCACAAATGCCACCTGCACCGATGCCAGCTGCACCAATGCCAATGGCAGAAAGTAAAACTAAAATGAAAGCTAAATTTATTAAAGCTAAAACTGCCGGTGCATCATTGGATACTAAGTTTTCTGAAGGTATGTCTATTCGTGATGCAATCAAAGAATGTGGATTAGACCCAAAAGAATGTGGATATGCAGATGAAGAAACTCAACACGTAAATTCACATGAGAGCGGAATTGATCAACTACTTAAAATAATCGCTGGATTTTGGAATAGAGAAGAAAAGAATTTCACAATTGGTGGAACTCGTGCTAAAATTAAAATTGTAAAAGCATTTGAAGATGGTGAATGTCCAAATGCAAATGAGCATGATGTTAAACAAGTATTAATGTTAATTGATAAAAAAGACCCCAGCCAAGAATCATCACATATCAATGCAGCATTGCCAACTGATTCCCGTGAACATGGGTTTTTAAACAATTTAAAAGTTATGAAAGAGCAACCATACATGGAAAGTGAGTTGTCTCAAATTATGAAAAATGCAGGATTAAAATAATGAAAAAAATTACAGAAAAAGAATTAATGGAATCAGTTAGAGCATTACGTGATTATACTGATATGTTAGAAGGAGTACAACAAGAAGATGCCGCCCAAGCTGGAAATATTGTCGGACAAGCAGGTAGAACTGCTGCAAATGTTGCAACAGCACCAGTACGAGGTGCATATCAGCTAGGTCAAGGTGCCCTTGATGCTGCTAGTAATGCTTGGCAAGGTGTTAAGAATTTTGCAGGAGGAGTTGTTCAAGGTGCAACAACTGGTGGGTTAGACCCATTAAATCCAACTGCTTCCGCACAGCAAGCGCAGCAATCATATGCACAAGCAGGACAGCCATCTCAATCAGCAGCTCAATCAGCAGCTCAATCAGCTTGGCCATCTACACCAGCAGCAATTAAAGCATTTCAGCAAGCAAGTGGATTAACACCGGATGGTTTAATCGGTCCAAAAACAATGCAAGCATTGACAAATCAAGGTATTAAACCACCTGCTGGTTTCCAAATGGTAGGAACTAAAAAAGCTAATCATGCACCTGTACCTTCACCTGCAATCTCACCTGCCGATCAAACAGAATTGGCCAATGATTGGCAACAATATCAATCTGATATGGCTGCTCTCAAATCTCCACAACAACAATCGGTAGCATCGGCTGCAGCGCCACAGCAAGGTATGCAACAAGGTATGAATTCTGCAAGTCAATTTATTACACCAAACTTTGCATCACAATCAAGCAGTGCTCAACCAAATGCTTATAAAGAAAGTACCGATGTAGAAATGTCAAGATTTAGAGATATTTTCTCAGAAGACACCAATTTACAAGAAGTTAAAGATACATCTCATGTAACTTTCCAACAAGAAAACTCGTTATCTAGAATTGTTCAATTATCACATAGGTAATAAAAATTATTGACATCTCAACCAATTAAGGGTATAATACACACATCTTAATTGGTTGAGACAACAATTTCTTTATCTAATTCAGAATAAAATTATTCTTGACAAGATAAATAATATAGAGTATAATAAGTACTCTAAACAAGTTGAACAAGGTGTTCAACACTTAGGCAAATTAAGAAAGTCCAATATAGGCATAAATTAAAGGGAATTAAAATTATGGCAACAATCCACACTAGTCAAATATGGATCATACTAACATTATGACTATCTCTCTTTATACTAAAACACACAATATAACTGGTCTAAACTATCTTGGACAAACTTCAAAACCTGACGTAAATTTATACCCGGGTTCTGGGAAATACTGGAAACGACATATAGCTAAGCACGGTACTGATGTATCTACCTTTATCATAACACAATGTGAAACAATTACTGATATACGAAATTGGGGATTATTTTATTCTATTATATGGGACGTTTGTGAAAGTAATGAATGGGCAAACCTTAAAGAAGAAGCTGGGCAAGGTGGAAAGCAGAGTTCTGAAGTTAGACTAAAAATGAGTCAAATAAAAAAAGAACAGTTTTCATCTGGAAAAACCGAACCTTGGTGTAAAGGGAAAACACTATCAGTTGATACTTGTAAGAAAATTTCAGCAAGCCAAATCGGTAGGAAACATTCAGAAGAAACAATTCAAAAAATGAAACGTGCTGATCGTTCAACATATAGACGGACGGCACCAGTCTCTGATGAAACAAAACGAAAATTATCAGAAATACTTACAAATAGTCCAAGTAGATCAAAAGGTTATAAATGGACTGATGAACAGAAATTGAAATTGTCTAATGCAAAAACAGGGACACCTTGTCCAACAAAAGGTATGAAACGGATATACCGAGATGATGGAACTTTTTATTTTAAACAACATAAAAAGTAAACACGTGCAGTGCGTGTATAAACAACAACTGCCAGGGAAATTAAATTAATTAAATTAAATATAGGGAAATAATATGACTACACTTGCCGAAATCAGAGCAAAATTGAAACAAGCTGAATCACGTGGTTCAGATAACTCATCAAGAACATTCACAGATAACTCTATCTATCCATTCTGGAACATACAAGAAGGTAAAGAATCAGTATTAAGATTTTTACCTGATGGTGACCAAAACAATACCTTTTTCTGGGTTGAAAGACAAATGATTAAACTTCCATTCCAAGGAATTAAAGGTGAAGCAGAATCAAAAGAAGTAACAGTACAAGTACCATGTGTTGAAATGTACAACGATGGTTCAACATGTCAGATCTTATCAGAAGTAAGACCTTGGTTCAAAGATCCAGCATTAGAAGATATGGGCCGTAAATATTGGAAGAAAAAATCGTATGTCTTTCAAGGTTTTGTAACTGAAGATGGTCTTAATGAAAAAGAAAAACCAGAAAATCCAATCCGCAGATTCATTATCGGTCCACAGATCTTTACATTAATTCGTTCAGCATTAGTTGATCCAGAATTAGAAGATTTACCAACAGATTATATCAACGGTTTAGATTTCCGTTTGAAAAAAGGTAGCAAAGGCGGCTATGCTGATTATTCTACTTCAAACTGGAGTCGTCGTACACGTCCATTAGTAGATAATGAACTAGACGCTGTAAATAACCATGGCTTGTATAATTTAACTGACTTTTTACCTAAAAAACCAGGTGATGTAGAAATGAAAGTTATTAAAGAAATGTTTGAAGCTTCGGTTGATGGTGAAGCATTTGATATGGAACGTTGGGGTCAATATTACAGACCTGCTGGCATGAGCCAACAAACTGGGGATCCAAATAAACAATCAAACCCAGATGTAGCACCAGTTGCAACTTATGCTCCAACACCAGTAGTTGAATCAACACCTGTTGTTGAAGATACCTATGTGGTTGAATCAACTCCAGCAAGTGGTGATAACCGAGCTGCTGATATCTTAGCTATGATTCGCAGTCGCAATCAAGCTCAGTAATATCAATATAAGTAGGGAGAAGGATCTCCCTACTTCTTTTCACGGAGGATTTCAATGGCTTCTAAAGCTTTCGATTTAACAAAATTCAGAAAAACCCTAACCAAAAGTATTGACGGATTAGGTGTAGGATTCAATGATCCTACTGATTGGGTTTCAACAGGAAACTATGCATTAAACTATCTTATAAGTTCAGATTTTAATAAAGGTATACCACTAGGTAAAGTCACGGTATTTGCCGGAGAATCTGGTGCTGGTAAATCATATATCTGTTCTGGTAATATCATTAAACATGCTCAACAACAAGATATTTATGTTGTATTAATTGACTCCGAAAATGCACTTGATGAAAAATGGTTGCATGATTTAGGCGTTGATACTAGCGAAGATAAACTTCTCAAACTTAACATGGCTATGATCGATGACGTAGCAAAAACTATTAGTGAGTTTATGAAAGGTTATAAAGAAATGGGTGATGATGAAAAACCAAAAGTTTTATTTGTTGTTGACTCATTAGGTATGCTTTTAACACCAACTGATGTTGATCAATTTGAAGCTGGTAATTTAAAAGGTGATATGGGTCGTAAACCTAAAGCACTTACCGCTTTAGTTCGTAATTGCGTTAATATGTTTGGCGCTCAAAATGTTGGATTAGTTGCAACTAACCATAGTTACGTTAGTCAAGACATGTTCGATCCGGATGACAAAATTTCTGGCGGACAAGGTTTCATTTATGCAAGTTCTATTGTGGTTGCCATGAAGAAATTGAAGTTAAAAGAAGATGAAGACGGTGTTAAAACCACAACTGTAAATGGCATTAGAGCAAAGTGTAAAATTATGAAAACACGTTATGCTAAACCATTTGAAGAATTGGAAATCAGAATACCATACACTACTGGTATGAATCCATATAGTGGCTTGGTTGACTTCTTTGAACATCAAAAACTGTTAGTGAAAGATGGAAATAGCTTACGATATGATTTTTCTGATGGCAGTTCTATTAAACAATTCCGCAAGGAATGGCTTAGAAATAGTAATGGTTGTTTAGATCTAATGATGAATGATTTTTCTGAAAAACCATTATCACGTTCAGTTGCGAATGATACATCGGTTGCAGATTTCGATGTTGATTATGAAACTGGCGAAATTTTAATTGACGAAACAAATACTGGAGAATAAAATAAGATGTTAAATGAAGCACAAATCGGTGAAGTATGGATTTTATTTGCTGACTATCTCGACAAGAAACAAATCGATATAGTAGCAGAACGTTACGTAGAATTATTAACAGATTTGGGGGTACGTGATAGAGTTCTCCAAAACGCAATTGGCGTAGATGCAATATTAGATCAAGCAATCTCTTATTATCTTGAAAACGATGACGAGGTTGATGAAGATGATGATTATAACGAATTGGATTTTTAATGAATTGGTATTCTCAAATAACGAGAGATATCACTAAACTTCCATTATGCATTGATTATTTTGAGGATGAATTAATCAATGCATCTTCAGAATGTAGACTTACAGGTAATTTAGAAAAGGCGGCAGCATCAATGCCAGGGATTGTTGAACATAGATATGGTCAACTCCAAGAAATGGAGGCAATATTAGAATATCTTAATATTGAACTTCGCCGTATAAAAGCATTTCATTTTAGAAAATATCTAGAAAGCTATAATAGAATGCTATCACAGAAAGAATGTGATAGATTCGTTGAAGGTGAAGCCGAAGTGGTAGATTTCGAAAAAGTAATTAATGAATTTGCATTGGTAAGAAATAAATGGTTAGGTATAACCAAAGCCCTTGAATCTAAATCATACTCTATTAATAATATCATCAAATTACGAGTAGCTGGAATGGAAGACGCAACCATATAATTATTAGTCAAGTACATAGTACTTGACTTTCTTTTAATATTATTGTATAATACCTATTATGAAAACAATAGACCAAGCTTTAATATCGATAGTTAATCATCCTCAAATTGAACAATTCCTCCTGAAAGAGGATATAAAAGCATTCCGTGGATTAGTTTCAACAATTAAACATCATGTATTCTTAACGGAAGGTCAATCTAAGTTTTGTATAGAACTTATGATAAAAACTGTCTCAGTTCTACGACAAGTAGAACCTGAAATACGTGAAATAATTGGTAATAACACTTGGTCTAAACCATTTCGTAATATAGAAATTATTAAAAAGATTAGCATAAATGAGGATAAACAGATTCTAATAGAATCAAATTATTCTAATTCTTTTAGATCATTGATGATGAATTTAGGTAAATCAATCCTTATTACACCCATTGTAAATGGTAAGGAATATGTAACTACCCTGACTGAAAAATCTATAGTTGAATTAGTTGATAATTTGAAACCACTTGGATTTGATATTAGTGATGAAATTTTAGAATATTACGATACTATTTGTTCTTGGAATGCCAGAGAAGTTAGTGAAAAATTTTCACTAACTAATATTGCAGATGAAGATGCACGGACTTATATTATGAATGATATTGGGGTAGATACCCCAATAAATTCATTAATTATAGCGGATCGTCGTTTAAGATATCAATATCAAATAGATAATTCATTTTATAATGAAGTTAACGACACACACTCATTGACAGAAATTATAGCAAAACGACTCAAAACTAGATTATGGATAGATAATACCAAATACTCATTGACTGAACTTGTTTCATCGTTACGAGAATTAAATCGATTACCTATTCTATTTATATTTGATAATTCTAATATTGATAAGGCATTTTCAATATTAGAATCTATTTCAGATGCTCTTTCAGTAAACGGTATTAATGATAAGATTGGTATCTACTTTAGGTTAGATAACGTAACTGGCAAGCAATTTAATACATTCATTGCTGATAATAACTACAATGCACGAATGGATCGAGAGTTAAAAGTTGCAGGTATAACTAACAATAATTTGCCAAAATTTTTCTTAAAATCAGAATGGGAACCAATGAGTATTATCTCACTTGGTAATGGATTAAGAAATTCTAAAACATCAGTATATGCGAGCTGTTGTGATTTAATCATAACATACTCAAAAGACGAACCATTTAATTCATTCAAATGGTAATATAACATATTTTCAAGGATGAAAATGAAAACACAAGGATTAGTGAATGGCAGTACGATTAGTCATTAAAGATGAAGTAAACATCAAGTTTGAAAACCTACCACTTGATGCAAGAAAGAAATTAGCAGCGGCTTTTAAATATGAAATACCATATGCCAAATATCATCCAGCTTACAAATTAGGAAGATGGGATGGAAGTGTTAGTTTATTTGGATTAGGTGGTAATGGGTATCTAAGCCAGCTAGAAACAATACTAGGAATCCTCAATAAAATGGGTGTTCAGATTGAAGATGTAGTTGATGAAAGACATCCAATCGCAATAAAATTTAATAAAGTAACCGAAACATATTGGGCAGATCAAGGTAAAGTTTGGCCTAAAGGTCATCCGGCTGAAGGTGAACCTATTATGTTACGCGACTATCAAGTCGATGCAATTAATAGATTTTTAGAAAACCCACAAAGTTTGCAAGAGATTGCAACAGGCGCTGGTAAATGCCAACCACTAGATAGTTTGGTATTAACTTCTACTGGATGGAAAACTATGGGAGATGTTAAAATAGGAGATTTGGTGGTTACACCAACTGGTAAACTATCCAAGGTAATCAATGTTTTTGAACCTGGTATTAAAGATATATACCAATTAACATTTTCTGATGGCAGAACTGCTAAATCATGTAAAGATCATTTATGGCGTGTTTATAATATTGATTGGAGGACTCCTTCTGGTCATTGGAGAAATATATCAACTGACGAATTGATTAAATTAAAATCAAATACAAAACGTGCTATTGGTATACCATTAGTGTCTATGCAAGATAATGATAAAGATATGGACTTACCAATGGATCCATGGTTACTAGGATTTTTACTAGGAGATGGTAGTTTTAGAAATGGACGTATTAGCTTTAGTACAGCAGATGCCGAACTTGTTAGTAAGGTTGAAACCAAATTAAATAAGAAATATAAAGTAAAACATTTAGGAAATTATGATTACACCATCCAATTTGCAGATATAAATGAAATGAGAATTAGTCAGTCTGAAATGATGAAAACAAAAAGTAGAAATAAGACTGGTCATATAGTAAATAATAATTCTACTTCATTAAATGAATATAGACAAATTATTAATGAGTTAGGATTAGGTGAAACATATAGTCACAATAAATTTATCCCAAAAATATATTTTAATTCTAGTTTTAATCAGAGAATAGAATTAATTAGAGGTTTAGTTGATAGTGACGGTACTATTGACAAATCCAGTGTAACTTTTACTTCAGTTAGTGAACAATTGGCATTAGATTTTCAACAATTAATATGGAGTATTGGTGGGATAGCAAAAATCACCACTAAAGAAAAGAATAGATATAATTATAATAACGAGGTAAAATTCGGAAAAACTTCATATCGTGTTTCAACAAAATATGTTACTCCCTGGGAACTGGCATCATTACAACGAAAAATTGATAAAACAAATTTGTTTTATCAATATGGTCCAACATTAAAGTTAAACATAGAGAAGATTGAAAAAATTGGTTCAGATGAGGTCAAGTGTATTCTTATAGATGACCCAGAACATTTGTATATTACTGATAATTACATTGTTACTCATAATACTATTACGACTGCTACCTTATCTCAGATATGTGAACAATTTGGTAGAACAATTATCATTGTTCCTAATAAATCATTAGTTGAACAAACAGAAGAAGATTTCATTAATTGTGGATTGGATGTTGGAGTTTATTATGGAGATCGTAAAGATTTATATAAAACTCACACTATATGTACATGGCAAAGTCTTAATATTTTAGATAAAAAGAGTAAAAACCAAGAACATGATATTTTAACATTAGCTGAGTTTTTAGACGATGTTAAAGCTGTGATAGTTGATGAAGTACACATGGCCAAGGCTGATGTATTGAAAAATCTCTTAACTCAAAATTTGTGCAATGCCCCAATACGATGGGGATTAACTGGTACTATTCCGAAAGAAAAATATGAATATGAAAGCATTTTTGCAAGCATTGGACAAGTAGTTGGTGGAATTAAAGCATATGAATTGCAGGAAATGGGTGTTTTGTCACAGTGCCATGTTAATATTCAACAACTTATTGATATACCAGAATTTAGATCATATTCTGATGAAGTTAAATATCTAGTTACTAACGAAGAAAGAATGCGATATATAAGTAACTTAATCCGAGATATTACTAAGTTTGGTAATACATTGGTATTAGTTAATAGGATTGATACTGGCAATTTTATTATCAATGAAATTGAAGATTCGGTGTTCATTCATGGTAATGTAAAATCTAAGGACAGAAAAGATGAATATGATGAAGTTAAAACAAGCGACAACAAGCTTATTGTGGCGACCTATGGTGTTGCTGCTGTTGGTCTTAATATCCCCCGTATATTTAATTTGGTTCTGTTGGAACCCGGAAAAAGCTTTACTAGGGTTATACAATCTATTGGGCGAGGTGTTAGAAAAGCAAAAGACAAAGACTTTGTTGAAATATGGGACATCACATCCACATGTAAATTTGCGAAGCGTCACCTTACTGAACGTAAAAAATTCTACAAAGAAGCCAAATATAATTTTTCAGTCAACAAAGTAGATTGGAACAAATAAATTATGCAAATTTTAACATTAGATAATATATCATTCTCATTAAATAATCTTCCAGATGAAGTGGATGATACAACTCGATTCGCTGTTTTAGATAACAGTAATCCACAAGATCCGGATTTTTTCTTTGTTCCACTTATATTTTTAGAATCATTTAATTCACCAGCGATGGTGTTGAAAATAGGTGATAATGAAATAACAATGCCATTGGATTGGTGTATTGCAGTTGGTGATAGTAATAGTGCCGCTAACATAGAAATACTACCATTGACCAGTTTAAATGATAGAGGGTTTGAAGCATTTGTGTACAATCCATTAAGTTCATACAGATTGGAATTTCAACCAGTCGAAATCATAAATTTCTATAATGATGTAAAATGGTATTTTCCAAAAATGAAGAATGGTCAGCTACTATCAACACCACTAACGACTGGTTCTAAACCACCATGTGCATACTTCGTAAAAGAAGTATCAAGACAGAGCGAAATAATTCACCTTGATAAGTTAACATAAACATAATATAATAGGGACATACATGGGAAAGAATGCACACGTAGATTTGTTTAAAGACATGATACCAGCCGTTGATTTAGCAATAATGGAATTATGGGATGCATCAACCGATGATGGTCGTAAAGATATCATCGGTGATTTGTGGAACCTAAACAGATACATCAGTAATGTAAAAATAAAAAATAAAGAAGTACAGGAACATTATGTACTATCTGTGAATGAATTTTATAATAAAAATTGGAATGTAATACAAAAACATCCAAAACTTTTATGGTTTTTATTGTGTATTTGTAGTTATGATAAAAAAACAACATTTTATCATGAATGGATTGGAAACAAAAAGAAAGAAAATAATGATAACAAGAAAGTAAAATTCTTGGCAGATGTTTACAAAAACAAAAAAATGGATGAAATTGAATTGATGGCTAGTATAATGAGTAATAAAGAAATTAAAGAACTAGCAATCGAATGTGGATTTTCAGACACCGAAATACATAAAATATTAAAATAATGTTATTTACTTAGTAATTTATTTAATGCATAATGAAGATAAAAAACATATGGAAACTTCCTCTGAAAATAAGTGCTTATATTGTAATAAAGTATTTAAAAAACCACATACATTATTTATTCATGTATGTGAACCAAAACGTAGAGCACTTGCTCAGACTGAAAAACATGTAGTTATTGGATTTGATACGTATCAACGATTTTACAAATTAACTCAAAATGCAAAGCATGAAAAAACATATGATGAATTTTCAAAAAGCCCATATTACAATGCATTTGTTAAGTTTGGTAGTTTTGTCAGTAATGTAAACCCGTTATATCCGAATCACTTTATTGAATATGTAATTAAAAGTGGTGTTAAATTAGATCATTGGTGTAGAGATGAATTATATGATAAGTACGTAGTAGAGTTAATACGATCTGAAAACGTAGAAACAGCATTACAGCGTAGTATAAATCATATGTTAAAATGGGCTGACGATAACAACTCATCATGGGATCATTACTTTTTATATGTTAGTCTTTCAAGGGCTACATATGATATCAAAGATGGGAAAGTAAGTCCATGGTTAATTTTAAATTCAACAACGGGTAAACAGCTATTAAAAAAATTAAACGATGAACAATTGCAGTTAATAAGCTCAGTCATTGATCCACAATTTTGGTTAGTTAAATTTAAACGATTACAATCCGATACCGATATGGTTAAACAAGTAGTTAAGGAATCAAACTTATGAAAAATAATGCAATACCTTTAGATGTACAAGTCTTTATAACAGAAGAAGACGATACCGATATATATGTTAAATTAACAGGTTTTAAATCAGCATATGAAGCTGAATCCTATGCAGAATTTTTAGTAAAATACCTACCATTAATGTTATTCGAGTCAGATGTATTACACTAATGGATATTGATATTGATTTTGCAGATAGAAAACATGCTTTAGAAAAAATAAAGCATGTTGTAGCATCTAGACAAACAGACACAGAACTAGTAGCACACAATACCGGTGTGTATGTTCATACAATTCCTTATAATCCAATAACTAATCTTAGTACAATTGATTATAAGGAAGCTACCAACCGAGGGTATTTCAAGATTGATTTCTTGAATGTAAATGTGTATAATGGCATTCGTGATAATGACCATTTAATTTCTTTGATGGAGACCGAACCACTATGGGAACTTTTAGAAAAAGACGAGTTTGTGAATCTGTTATTTCATTTGAACGGACACGGCGATATTCTGAGACAGACATTGCCGACTTCAGTGGAACAATTAGCTGCCGTCCTAGCAATGATCAGACCAGCGAAACGCTATCTGATTGGGAAAGATTGGCCGACGATAATGACCGAAGTATGGGAAAAACCTGCTAATGTCGGGTATTATTTCAAAAAGGCACATTCGCTTAGTTACGCGATGGTAGTAATAGTACAGATGAACTTATTATGTGAACAATTAGAATCTGGCTTATTAACATTATAGCGTGTGATTTTTGATTTAGTATTTCAGAATTTAATATATAAAAACTTTACTTAGATTTTCTAACAAGAGTAATTGACTTACGTTTTACTCGCTTAATTGTTAATTCCATCAGGTTAACTACTGGACCTAAAATTATGCGAGTATCTTTACTATTGAAAGTTTTAACTGCATAACTGAATGGCTGTAATTGGGATCGGCAGAATATAGAAATAGGGAATTGTCTATTAGATTCCCACCACCAAATTTCTCCAATTTCTAGAAATAAGTTTTTTTCCTCTTGGGATTTTATGGTGTTGTAATCATAAAAACTAGTAACGTATTGATCCTGATTTATAATGATCCCGATATACTCATTACCACCATAGGTGATTACACTGATAAATGGTAAATTATGTTCTATATTGTCTCTTAATGTTGTCATTTGTATTATCTTAAAAAGTCCAAATATTTATCATAACATTTCCGATAAATACATTAATTATAAGGATGTTGCTAGATGCAAAAAATATCAAGTTATTTATACCCTAATAGAATAGTATTACTTGCTGATCTTGCAGGATTCAATGTGGAGTTTACAAACGTGTATCAAAGAAATGTAAAAATTTATAACGGAATCGACAATACGATTGAATTCGATATCAAAAATGCTGATCAAAAAAGAATAGATTTAACTTCTATAAGCCAAATCAAACTTAATGTAATGGACGCAAGCGGATATGAATTAACTAATAGTCCATATGACGTAACACCCACCGCACTTAAAGGTATAGCAAGTGTAACTATTCCACAAGATGATTTAGCAGACCTAGATAATCAATATCTAAAATATAGTGTTTCTGCAATTAAAAATGGGAAAGATGTCCTACTATATGCAGATGCTAGATTTGGAGCAGTTGGTACCATAGAACTAGTAGGCAATGCAATGCCAAATATAAGACCTGAAAAAACTTATAACACATTCACTGCTGAAATAGATTTAAAAGGAGTACCAATTTACCATTCAAGTGCTATCCCTTGTAAATTTTATGAAGCTGTACCAACAGAATACTTGAGTTTTGATATTTATGTAACCAACTTTGCAGGTTCTATTTGGTTGGATGCAACTACCAATAGTACTATCAACCTACAAGCATTTCAATCAGCCGGTAAACCATTTGGTGCATGGAATCAATCATCGGCAGATGGATTATATACCGGTGTGATACCATTTGGTTCCAATATACCAGTAGGAAATTATGAATACTTCAGAGTATCATACCAATCCCCATCCGTTAATGGTGTAGGTGCCTCATTTGATATAAGACAATCAGGGACTATATATACCGTTGCAATTCATAATTCTGGAACTGGTTATACAGTTGGCTCAATTATAAAAGTACCAGGATCACAACTTGGTGGAATTGATGGAATAAATGATCTTATTATAACCGTTACCGCAGTTGATGGTGTGAGCTCAACCGCTCCTTCAAGTTATACTATTAGTTCTATTGCTCATGTGACTTGGATTGGAACTGCAGTAGATAATGGAAATTTTTATCCTGCTTTAACCGGCGCTAATTTTTCTGGAACTATTGACAAGATCATAGTTTCATAGTATAATAGGCTTTATGAGCCTAATACCAGAAACATTACATTTATACCTACCAGCAAAACGTAAACAAACCCCAAGTGGGTGGATAAGTTTTAATGCAGTATGCTGTGCAGATAAAAGACAACGCGGTGGATTCATCGTTAATGAAGGAGATGCGGTGACCTATCATTGCTTTCATTGCGGATTCAAAGCAAGTTGGCAACCTGGCAGACAACTTAGTAAAAACATGAAAGCTTTCATGCGACACCTTGGTATCAATGATGATACCATAACTAAACTAAGTTTTGAAGCAATAAAATTACTTAATGAACAAACCATGACTTTGGATAATCAAATAATTCCAAAGTTCGACAATAGAGTATTACCATTAGATGCTCAACCAATTGTAAGTTATATCAATAACGTACCAGAAAAATTACTACCAGTTTTAACTTATCTTAATAATAGAGGATTATACCTAGAAGATTATAACTTTTATTGGACTCCTAGACCAGGATTTAATAATCGTTTAATTATACCATTCTATTATCAAAATAAAATAGTAGGGTATACAGCTAGGGCAGTAAATGAAGATAAGACAAGATATCTATCTGAACAACAACCCGGCTATGTATTCAACCTAGATAAACAACATGATGATAGAAAATTTATCATAGTTTGTGAAGGCCCACTAGATGCCATTAGTATAGATGGATGTGCATTACTTGGATCCGAAATCAAAGATCAACAAAATTACTTACTACAACAAATACATAAACAAATTGTATTAGTACCAGATAGAGATAAAGCAGGACAAAAAGTTGTAAAACAAGCACTGGAATATGGATGGTCAGTCTCCATGCCAGATTATCCAGACGGAATAAAAGATGTCAATGATTGTGTAGTAAAATTAGGACGACTCGCTACCTTGTACTTGATAGTACAATCAATTCAATCAAATCCCCTTAAAATACAATTAAGGGAAAAACAATGGTTTAAAGAGATATAAATTTTATTACCAGTTAATTGGTAATAAGTTTTTAACTAAGAGCAAGGATGCTCACAACAATAATGAGGGAACATGAAAAAAAATATAGATTATGGATATGATATACAAAAACTTTACCTAGAAATGATGATGTCGGATGCATCTACATTCGTAAGATGCCAGTCAATATTCGACCATACACTCTTCGATAGAAAATTACAAGTAGCAGCACAATTTCTCAACACCCATGTTGAAGAATACGGAGTTATGCCAACCTACGATATAATTAACGCCGCTACCGGGGTGTCATTCAAATATCCAGAAAACCTACAAGAAGCAAACTACGATTGGCTACTCGAAGAATTCGAGACCTTCACTAGACATAAAGGACTAGAACGCGCAATCCTAGAATCAGCCGACGATCTAGAAAAAGGCGAATACGGCACAGTAGAAGATAGAGTTAAAAAAGCCGTCCAAATAGGTCTACAAAAAGACCTAGGAACCGATTACTTTGAAAGTCCTAGAAATAGACTTATGAAAATCAAAGATAAAAATGGACAAATATCTACCGGATGGAAAGCAGTAGATGATAAACTTTTCGGCGGTATGAATCGAGGTGAACTTAATATATTCGCTGGTGGCTCAGGCGCAGGTAAATCTCTATTCCTAGCTAACCTGGGTGTTAACTGGGCTATGCAAGGACTTAATGTAATCTACCTTACATTCGAACTTTCTGAAGAACTGGTGTCAATGAGGATCGACTCAATGATGACCGGAGTAGCTACCAAAGATGTATTCAAACAATTAGACGAAGTAGAAATGAAAGTTAAAATACTTCAGAAAAAAGCAGGTAGCCTTCAAGTAAAATACATGCCATCAGGTAAAACCGCTAACGATATCAGAGCATACCTGAAAGAATACGAAATTAAAATCGGACAAAAAGTAGATGTACTACTAGTAGATTACCTAGACCTATTAATGCCTATATCTAAAAAAATTAGCCCAGCTGATCTCTTTATTAAAGATAAATTCGTATCAGAAGAACTTAGAAACCTGGCTATGGAAAAAAATTGTATATTCGTTACTGCTAGTCAGCTTAATAGATGTCTTTCTTTATCTACTAACATAGAAGTTAACGGAAAAATAACTACTATTGATAAAATACAGGTTGGCGATTTTATAACATCTAATACCGAATCGGTGCAAGTTCTAGAAGTATTGCCTATTGTAAAACAACCGGTGTTTGAAATTACCACCAAATCTGGAAAAAAAATAAAATGCAGTGCTAAACATAAATTTCCAACCAGTGCTGGATTGCAATCGCTTGAATCTGGATTAAAGATAGGTTCTAAATTAATTATTAAAAAATAATGTATATTTTGAGTTGCAGTGATAAATAATAGTAATCAAGGAAAATAGATGAATACTATATATAATACCACTAAAGCATTAAAAAAATTAAATTTAACACATCAACAAATTGATATGATTAACTCAATAGAATTTGAAGAATCAAAACGTCAATGGTTGATTACTAAAATTCAACAATATATAAAGCATGAGTACCCATTAAACATATTGGTGGAAAATTATGATAAAATATTATTATTGGGTAAAGATTCATCCAGTATAAAGTCATATATAATTAGATTTGGTGAATTACTGGGTATAGAATTATTTAATAAAAAAACTAAAGCAACGACAGTTAATAAAGAACGATTGATACACACATTTGGTGAAGAACGTGCAAAACAAATTGGATATAAAAAAAGTGCTTGCATTGGTGCATATATTGAAAGATATGGCATAGAAATTGGAACACAAAAATGGAATGAATATCTAACAAATAGAAAAACAACATATCAAAATAAACGTGATAATGGCCATGTTTATCCAACGTACAACTTGAACTATTATAAAAATTTGCACGGAGACGTGGAAGGAACTGAGCGATATTTAAAAAAAATAAATTCACAACGATATAAGGTCTCAAAGCAATATTATATAGAACAATATGGGCCAATAGATGGTCCAATTAGATGTAGAGAAAATAAAGATCATTCTAGTATAAACTATTTTATAAAAAAACATGGTGAAATAGATGGACTAGTAAAATATGGTGAACATAAACATAAAATGAAAACTGTTGCTAGTAAAAAAACATATAGTTATTATTCAGAAATGAGTTATATGTTTTTTAATTCTATAAAAGAAACAATAACAGATTTGCATTATTATGGCCCTAATGAACTTAAATGGATAGTAAAAACAAACGAATGGATCGACCAAGCATTGGTATGTCCAGACTTATTTTATAATGGTAAAATTGTTGAATTTAATGGTGATGTTTTTCATGGAAATCCTACATTATTTTTAGATGAAGATTGTCCACATCCATTTAACAAAACTATAACAGCTAAACAATTGCAAGAAAATGATAACAATAGATACAAATACTTTAATAACCTTGGATATGAAGTCCTGGTTATTTGGGAAACAGATTATAACAACAATAAAGAAAAGGTAATAAATAAATGCATACAATTTTTAATGAGCAAATAAACGAATGGGACGAAATAGTATCAATAGAATATATTGGATTAGAAGATACAATAGATATTAATGTAAGTGGTGATAAACTATTTTATGCAAATGATATACTTACACATAATTGTGCAGTAGATGAGGTAGAATTCGACCACTCCCATATCTCAGGCGGTCTTTCTAAAATTCAAACAGCCGATAACGTATTCGGGATCTTTACCTCCAGAGCAATGCGCGAACGCGGTAGATACCAAATACAATTAATGAAAACCCGTAGCTCTTCAGGTGTAGGGCAAAAAATCGACCTGGAATTCAATATAGATTCACTTAGAATTTCAGACTGCGAACAAGAACCAGAATACGGAAACTCTTCTACACAATCAGCAGGGTCAGCTCTACTTCAAAGCATTAAACAACGCTCAACCATAGAAGAACCTAAACTGACAGCAAATGTTCACGGCTCTAAACTTAGAAACCTGTTAAATAACCTACCAGAATAATATTACATCCCTTCCATACCATATGTAAATAATGGTATGGAAGAATTTCAATACCACGCAAAAATACAATGGCCTAAAACCGATATCAATAACCCAAAATCTTGGTTTACAGAAATCTATCACCTAGAAGATTGGCTTAATAACCATATCGGTAACCATATGCAACATTGGAAATATATCAATAACTCCGATAACCTCACCATAGCATTCAATAAACCAGAACACAAAACATTTTTCCTAATCGGTTATACTAAATAATATTATGAAACTTAGAGAACTTACCGGTTATAAAAATGACCCACACTACCAAAAAGCTGTGGAAATATTCAAAAACTATCGACTAACAGTTAAACAAAAATTAGAACTATTCTCAACCTATATCCAAGAACAAGGCTTCCATCAACTTGGAAACCCAGGTGTCTCAGGACTGGCTTTCGAACACCCAAACTACCCATGGGTATTCAAAATCTTTAACGACGATAACGGCTACCTACACTACTTTAACTACGCAAAACAACACCAAAATAATCCACACGTACCAAAAGTAAAAGGTAACCCACTCAGAATTACACAAGATTCATTCCTGGGAAACGCTTACCTGGTCAGAATAGAAAAACTTCAAGAACTACCACATAACCTAAAAATGAATCCACTCATCGGGATAATCACCAGTATAGACTCAAAAGAAGACCTAACACCAGAAGTCATTACTACTCTTAAACGTGTCTTCCCAGATATGATCGAAGTACTAGACGATATCGTTAACTCAGGTTTCTCAGTCGATCTACACCACGGTAACCTAATGATTAGAAAAAATCAAATAGTTATAACCGACCCACTACTAGGATAACAAAATGAAAATCACAGATCTAATAGATAAAGAAATTCTAGAACAACTTACCTACTTCGGTAGACCTTGTACACAAGACTGCTCAGGACATAAAGCAGGTAGAGATTGGGAACTTAAACATAATACCGGTTCACAATCCACAACTCCAAGCAATAGCTTTAATAACGGTACAGATATCGCTATCAATCAACGTAACGCAGGTACACAAAACCAAATCTCAGGCGGCGTTAGAAAGAACGGTAAATTCGCAAAATTTAAACAAATACCAAAATCTCAATATACCTATAACCAACCAAAATCATAACAACCCCATTAACGCTCTCATACTACACAAGGTATCAGAGCGTTATACAGGTTCCATACATTTTTTCCAATACACAAAGAAAAATTTTTCCCCGCAAAAAAATCGACCAAGGTACTTAACGATTTAGAGGACTTGCGTTTTAGGGAAGATAAATATGATTGTAGTTCACGAAACGCCAATTCCCAACTACTTTAATACTTACAAGGAGTATCAACGTGAATATTTATCAACCAACTCATAAGCATTGTTATAAATGCAATACCACTAAACCTAACACAGAATTCTATAAAGATAATAGCAGTACCGATGGCATTAAAATTCGATGCAAACAGTGTGATGATATCTACCAACGTGAGTATTATACAAAACTTAAAGAGAAAAAACTATTAGAGAAAAAAATAACACTCAATAATAAAACATCAAAGATATGCAAGGTTTGCAACGTGGATAAACCATTTATATATTTTAATAAAACCAATGAAATTAAAGATGGTTATAAAACCACCTGTATAGAGTGTAATAACAATTCTATACTAGAACGTAAACAAAAACGTAGAGAACAAACTATTGCTAATATCCCTAATAGAAAAGAAAAAATTAAAAACTATATGCGGCTCTATTCCAGAGAACAATGTAAGAAAAACCCATTGTTCAAATTGAAACGCGATATACGTACAATTATTGGAAAGTGCTTACTGACGAATGGGTATACTAAACGATCTAAAACATATACTATATTAGGGTGTACATTTGACGATTTCTCAACCTATATAGAAACACAATTTGTCGAAGGAATGTCATGGGATAATAGAAATGAATGGCATATAGACCATATAGTTCCAATATCATTCGGGATTACAGAAGAAGAAATAATACTAATAAACCATTATACCAATTTAAGACCTTTATGGGCAATGGATAATATCATTAAAGGTGATAAACTAACAGATGAAGTTATAAACCATCCTATATATAAATCTATCGTTGATTCCAGATTATCCCAAAATTTCCAATTACAATAGAAAAATTTTTTTCCCGGAAATTTTTGAAACCCCTTTTCTTTAAGGGGCAATTTCTTTTACCCCCTGTACTATTTCCATATTCATATGAATATCTATCAGAGTTAATAGGGTCCAGACAAATTTTCAAATCACAGTGAAAAATCTGAGTCCTAGCAAAAGTTGGGGTGAGGTACTTTCCGGCGAAGGGGCTTGTTTTCCAACATATAAGGGTCTTTTTAGAACAGAAAATAAAAAAGAAAATAAAAAAGAAAATAAAAAAGAAAATAAAAAAGAAAATAAAAAAGAAAATAAAAAAGAAAATAAAAAAGAAAATAAAAAAGA